CAACTAATTGGCTTCCACACGTCGCACGCTGTGCTAATCCCGCCGATAGCCGTCACTCTCGCGCACCCGTTTAGGGTCACGGCTGACAGCATCACCAGCAGTAATGGCAGCTTTAGTCCGGTTGATAGCCTCGGCATTGGCCTCTTCCTTAATCTTGCGCTTTGCGTCTGATCTACCTTTACCATAAATCGTCAAAATTGCCACCACTATCCCGCCGATAGCAGCAGCCATTCTGCCTATTGGAGATAGAAGCCAGCTAATCATCAGTGCCTCACAAGGAGTATGGCAAGCACGCCAAGCACAAGCATAGCATTAATTGCTTCACCCATAGAGATCGCGATACCAGTGTTCATTACGCAGCCTCCTCGTTTAGGCGCTGCTTGCGCCAGTACCAAATGCCAGCAGCCGCTATTGCCACTACGATGAAAGCAATGACGGCAGGACGACCAAGAGCCTCAGAGAGGCCGCTTATGATGCCACCAGCTTGCTGCACCGCTGGGATAACCTCTTGCGCCGCAGCAATGGCCCCAGCGCCGCCAGCCACCGCTGCTGCGCCTGCCTCTTTGGACTGCGTGATCTTCTTGCTGGGTGTTGGAGTATCCGGTGACATGCGCCCCTCATCGGGGTTTGTATCGGTCGCAAGACCGCGCCACATCTCAGCCTCTGCGCGGCGGCGGCGGACTAGGCCGGGAAGAACCTTCCCGCCACCCCTTGTCCACTTCATCAGCTCTGCTGGCACCGCATCAAACTTACCGGCATTCACGCGCTTTAGGAGGGTTGACTTTCGCAGTGCCCCAAGGCCGCAGTTAAAAGCAAAGCTGACAAGAACATCAAACTGATTCTGATCAAGGTCTACCTTAACCATTGATGCAACGCCGCTTTCAAATTTATGAAGGTCAGATCGCAGAATGTCAGAAGCCTTCTGCTTCGAGATGCGCATACCCTTCTTGACGGCGGGTGAGCCAGCAGCGCTGGTGTGGCCATATCCAATAGTAAGCACGCCCGCAGGGCAGACATAAGCTGTCAGTCGGCAGCCTTCAAACTCTTGAATAAGCGCGATACCCGCGTCGCTTGTGTTCATGTCTTGGACATCTCCGCTGCCGCAATAGTGATGCGGCCCTTGATACTAACCAAATCGGAAGGCTTCTCTTTGAAGCCAAGCGCGATATACCCGTGAAAGTGCCCTCCGCCGGGCGGGATGCCGCCACGGCACATATACTTAACGTTAACGCTGTCCATCCATTTGCCGATCTTGCTGCTGGACTTAAATGGAGCGCAGAACACTTCGCCAGCGAGCATAGCAACATTAGCCGGATTGCGTTTATTGGAGCCGCTGTTAAACAGGGTTGTTTTGTAACCCTCAATGTTTGCGTTGCGAGACTCATCTCGCGTCATGGCCACAATTGTCAGTCGCGTATTGGTCGCAGCATCAACCTTATGGACAGCCACAGCCGTGGCCTCTGCGTCTTTCAGCAGCTTCAGAGCTTCCGCCGCAACATCCTTTGTATCCTTTATCTCGGGGTGCATAGAGTGCTTTGGCACAAGAAGCTGCGGATTAGCGTGCAAGAACCAGCCAATAAAGCCAAGTGCGCCAACAAGCACAACTGCAAACAGCTTGAACGGGCTGTCTATGGCTTTTAGGAGATCGGTGGCCTTATCCAGCATCTTCCCTCCCAAGCCACCTTTGCACGGTCTTGGTTTCGTAGATGCGCAACGCTGTCCATACAATCGTAAACACAGCAGCGATACTAGGCAGTAGGTTCACAAGCGTCCCCGTCACAACGAAAAGAGACGCGGCATCCCCTAGTATCTTCCCAGCTTCGTCTTTCATAGCCATCTTTCAGCTAGAGTTAAGGAGCGTCCGGCCAAGTCACGTCCCACGGGAAGTTTGGTTGTTCTGTAATGTCGCGAAGCGCCTGCCGGTAGTCTATCCATACCTGCGGCAACTGAATGCCAAGCCCATCGCTGCTAGCGTCAACTGCCTTAATTGTTACCCAATCGCAATCAGCCAGTTTCTTGTCGCGTTCTGCGCGAACAGACTTAGCCTGCTCCTCATCCTTGTTGGCTTTGTATGCAGCTTCCTGCTGCGCTGCCGTCAAGACTGTGCCGTCCTCTTGAGTCACGTCAGTAAAGATGGGGCCAAGTACATACTTGGTGTACCACTTGCCGTTGATTTCCTCGATGCCCTGCCGCACCGAATACTGATAGCGGTCGCCACCAGTGGCCTGCGGCCCCTCAAGGATTGGGTCGATGCCAAGGTCATTGCAAATCGTTTCGTCCCAAACTCGCGGAAGCGAAGTGTTTGCGTGCATCTGCCGGATAGCACCTTGACTCTTGATCTGTCCGGTTGATCTGATGCGATAGTCACCCATTTGCATAACTCCTATGCGATTGCTAAAAAGATGTACGATCCACCGTTGGCGTTGATTGCCGCTGGCGCTGTGCTGCTAAGTTCAAAGCCAGCGCTGTAGGTATCAACGTAGTCGGTGTTTGTCACCTCAACGGCTGTGCTGTTGAGCAGCAGGTAGGGATCGTTACCAGCCACGATGCCACGAGCAGAGTCCCAAACATACCAGTCGCCAGTGCTGTCGGTGCGCTTAATCAGAACAAACCTAGCGCCGGAGGAGAACCCGCAGTCTATCTGATTGGTGGTTCCGGTGCCGGTGTAGGAGCCTACTTTGGATACGCCTGCTAGGGTGGCAAAGAGGTAGGCGACGTAATTTGAACCTGAAGCATTTGTTGCAGCTTGCCCACCAATACCGTCAACCGTAAAAATTGTAGATGTTGGCGCAGTGTTGTTCCAAAAATTTATGCTTGTTGCGACCGCAGCGGTGGATTGCAAATAAAGATATTTAGTTGCTCCGGATGCTGCGTTATAAACAGCCCAATTTTGTACTGAGGTTCTGTTTTTCACAATCATCAACTCAGGAGCAACACCCAAATTGTGGTTTACGGTTCTGTTCGCAACTCCCGTCCCCGTATAAGCCACCACATCAAAGAAGCCGGGGGCGCGGGAAAATGCTTCTAATACATAGGTGCGACCACTACCGTTGTACTGCACATCGCTTGTGCCATAAGTAAAGCCTGTGTTGTTGTATGTGTTGATGTAGTACCCAGTAGCAGAGCCTTCGCCTGATGTCTGATTAAGTGTAAGTCCCCGGTTTATACCAATCAACATGGTGGCATCGCCCCAGTCTGTGCCGTTGCTACGGCTTTTCCACCACACCATGTCTGAAACAAAACCAGTTGTAAATGCGCGATTGTTTGTTCCATCTCCAGAATATACTTGAGGACTAAACACACTCGTCCCACTCTCCGGCACCTTCATAGGACCACGGCGGATGGCGATGTAGATGAATGTTGCGTTAGAAGATGATCCAAATTGAAAACCAGTCGCTGTCGGCCAGTTATCGTTACTACCAAGCGTCTCCGCATCAGAGGTATTTGGGTAAAGGCGAGCTTCATTACTTGCTGCTGCGTTACTGAATCCGCGCATTACGTCCCAAATAGTCCAGTCACCCACCTCTGCGGATTTCTTTGTTAGCAACCACTGAGGCTCATACCCAAGACTGACCGTGGCATTACCTGAGCCATCAGTCGTAAACGACCCACACGAAATCACATTGTCCGTACCATCCGCCCCAAAGCCCCCAGCGTCGTGGGCGAAGAGGTAGGCGACGTAGGTTGCGCCGTTTTGGTTTACGTCTGTTGCATTTCCGATAGTAAATACCGTTGCTGTTGGATGCGTATTGTTCCAGTATGCGCTTCCACCTGTTAAAGCTATGGTTGTGTTCAATTGCAAATAGCCAGAATTACCTGTCTCGCCATTACCTGTTGCAAAACGATGATAAACCGGCCAATTCCCCGTGCTGCTTGTCTTTTTAATAATCATACATCCCGGTTCGGCACCGAGATTATGCGCCACTGTACGGCCAGCAACACCATTTCCTGTATAAGTCACCACATCAAAGAACTTCGGAGCCTTGCGGAAGGTCCATGAGGCGTAGGTGTCTCCATTGTTGTTTCCGGCAGATGGATTACTTCCACCAAACGTCCACCCATCTGAGTTTACAGAAGATATGACAGATAGATTAGCTTGAGCATCAGTTAAATTGCTACTAAGGGCATAGTCTGTTCCGGCCCCAACACCTCTTGCTGTGTCATAAATTCTATGATTATAAACAGGATTAGTAGTTGAGCTTCTACTTTTTAACCAAATCATCCCACCTTCACCAGCCAGATCAATTCCGTTGGTGATGGTCTGAGTGCCGCCGTTGCCGGTGTAAAGGTAGGTGCTGAATACATCCTCGATATATGCGTTTTCCGCCGCGTTCCCAGCGGCGGACACGAGTGCGTTCTTGAGCGTCATACCAAAATGCCCCTTATCTTAAACGTAAGAACCTACATACGCGCCATACAGCGTGCCAGCAACATTCCAGAACACCAGCGTGTCGTTTGCGGTCAGCGTAGGTGCCACGTTACCGCCGGACGTAACCCACGTCATCGTCGGCCAAGTAACTGTGTAAGTTGCGCCGCCATCAAGCATCAAGACAATGCTCTCACCCGTCGCAATAGAGCTTGTA